TTAGCAGGCTATCATATCAGAATTTCCTTTGTGTTTTTCGACTACTTTCTTCACGCTTGATTCATGCCAGTAAACTTCTCTATCACTTACTTTGATTGGTTGAGGAATTTCACCATTCTTAATCATGCGATAAAATTTCGTTCTTTTGATAGATAGGAGCTGCATAAACTCTGTTGCTCGTATTCTACGATCGATTTGCATATTATGCCTCCTTATTGGTTTCTGCTAAACATGGAAATGTTTGTACAAGTTGCTCGATTTGATATTCATATAGCTGACGAGCAATTGCAGTGTTTGTAGTGACCATAGATTTTGGATAAGAAGTTTTGAACTCATTTAATTTATTAAGTGCTTGTTGAGCATCATCTGTGTGAAAGGCTTCAATGATATTTAAATGATCATCGCCAATTATCAATTCCGTTTCTGTTGTGGCCAAGTCTAATGCCAGAACAGAATATGTGGAGTAAGTTGAGATCATTTAAACTTCCTCCGCTTTAGTTTCTGTATGACCAAAATATTGCAGTGCATATGGCAAGAACTCATCTTCTGGAATGCCTGTTGCCGCTGAAGCTACAGTAATAAAAACATCATTTACATTATAGCTTTCTACATCATTTGGATGACCTTCAGCATAATCACCAAACCATTCTAAAAGCTCGACTTTATTCTTATGTCTTACACCTCCTTCAATGGACTCGTAAGCAAAGAAAAACGCTTTCAATGATTCTTCTTTATTTAATACTTTGTAATTACTCATTATCCGCCCCTTGTTTAGCTGGTCGATGAGCATCACGAATAGCTTTCGCCCAAGATTCGATTTTCTCTATCGTTTGGTAACGCCATTCTGGAACTGCCTTTTCACCTTCGATATTGTCTATTACCAGGTCATTGCAAATTGATATGATTGCATCAGCCGCTTTTGCTGTTAATTCATTCATTTCAATACCGCCGTAGTTTCAGTTTTAGATAATGCAATACTGACCACGTGATCAACTTCCATTACCGTCCAATTAATTTCGTCAAACCCAAAGCTTTGCTTTAACAAGTCAGAGATCTGATTTTGTGTGAGATGTAGTTCTTGTTTCGTGGTAACTATTGTTTTGGTTTGCAGTTTTAACTGCTTTACCACTTTTTCAAGATCTGTATCTGCAACTGGTAAAATTGCATTATCAACTGGTACAGTTTTTGGCTTTATTTCTGAATTATTTACCACATCGCTTATTGCGGTTTGCGTGGTGGTATCTTTACCTGGTACATTTTTTTCACTTTCTTGCGGTTTCTGGTCCAGTTCAAAAACTGGGATATACAATTTTCGGCCATCCGTTTGTTTTACCAGGTTCACTGGAAAGTAGTTTTTTCTTAGATAAGAGAGATCGCCATCAAATCTTGTGCGCTGGCAATTCAATTTATCCAGTGCCTCAAGCAATGTTATGCCGTTAGGATTTTCTCTAAAAAGGCGAACCATACGTTTTAAGAGTGATTCATTTTCAGTTTTATCATCTTCTGTTTTATCAACGTTTTTAGGCATGGTGTTCACCTTAGATTCTGGCAAGTCATTTACTGCAGGTAATGTGGTTATCGATGTATTAGATTCTTGTTTGCGCTTAGCATCTAAAAACCAAACACCATCCTCGCAATGTGCTTTTATAATGCTTAAAACATTTTTTGTTGTTTTGGCACTTAATCGGCACACAGTCATGAGTTGTGAAATTTCAAGCCCAAAGGGTTCCTTATCTAAAGCATCTGAAACAAGCTTGATGGATTTCTCTAAAGCAAGATTTTCAGTGTATCGGCGTAATTCTGCTGCTGAATTCATTATGAAGCCCTCGATTGAATGAAACGCTTGTGACGCTTTGAAAGGGTGGTTCGATAGATCCCTGTTAAGTCTGAGGCCTTTATCAAATTACCGTTGCAGAGCTCGATTGCCTTCTCAGCTACAACATTTTCTAAATGCTCAGTTAGCTGCTTTACTTTTTCAGGACCAGCAGTGATTGCTGTTTCAATATCTGCAGCTTTAATCACAACGCCATCAGTTTTTGCTTGCTTTGCTTTTAACCACATTCCCCAGCTGGCATTCACAGCACACAAGGTACTAATTAACTGGTCATCCGATAACGTTCCACTAAATCCAGTTAATTCAAATTTGTTGAACTTAGGGTTGTAATCAACAAACTGGAAATGTCCGTCAGCAGAAATCCAAGCCTGTTTAAACTCTTTAATTTCAAAATTTAGATCTAGCATCACTTTCTCCAAATCGCTTCTTTAAATTTGGCGTTGGCCACCAGATCCGTTATTTCCGATTCATTCACATTTTGAAAAATGTGCGTCATATTCCCCCGGAATACGTAAAGTATTCGGGTTTGGGTGGAGTAATTAAATTTCATGGCAGATCCTCATCGATAGAGGTTGACGGCGTAACTCGTTCGAGTTCGGTTCTACGTGCACGCACATAACGCATCATTTCAGGTTGAGCGATCGGATCCATGCTAGACACATCGATTTCAAGCGCATCCAGAGTTGTTAAATCAGGTGCATTTTGAATCTGGGCCATTAATGATGGTTGTGTAGCTGCTTTTTCGTTTTGGAGTGTCTCTAAACGGGTATGCATGTACTTAATCAATGGTTCGCGCTGTTTGGCTGACCATGAATTTGTGTATTTAACAGCAGCATTTACCTCTGCAGGAGTTTGAGCACCATCAACATATTTTTTGAGTGTGATAAGTTTTTCCTGGTATCTTTCCTCATCTTCCTCAATTGGTTTGCGTTCAGTGTTTTTTTGGACATTCACTGAGTCAGCCTTGTTGTCTCCAGTATGCTGTTCCGCATCAAATGAGGCTAATTTTTCATCAAGGTGCTTTGCAAGGACATCGTGTTCGTATCCTTCCAATCCAGTGCTTGTATTAATTCGACCATGAATAACGTTTAATTTAGCAGGGGTGGTTGCTTCTAAAATTTCACCTATAAAAGCCTCACATAAAACTGATAATTCAGGCTCAGATTTATCCTGGTTAAATAGCTCATGATCTTCACTTTCAGCTACAGCCTTTTCTTGTTTCAACTGTTCAAGTTTCGCAAGCTTGGCGGCTGTTATCTGTTCCTGTTGCGAGTCATTGAATCCGTTTTTATCCAATCCAAAGCAAGTGGTTTCAACTTCTTCTGCAGTCAAACAAGTACCGATCGCATCTATAACGAGTTCTTTGTTGTGTTCAATTTGTAGACTTTGAGAATCATCAGTTCCTACTGTAACTTGCTGCTCTTTTTTTCGTTTTGTTTTACCTGGTTCTTTACCAAGTCGGGTGACTGTAACATCACCAATAAATTCACGACCTAGTACTTTTGATATAGCCTTTAATTGGAGCTTGGCATTCTCAGCGTCTCTTTGAACAAAACCACTATTAATAGATTCAACAAGCGCACTGGTATTGAAGTCCATGACATAGATTGAAGGAGCATATGTACTAATAACGAATACATCTTGCCCTTCTTGATATTCTTCAAGCTTAAGTGGCTGAGTAAACGTAATACCAGCTAATTCAATCTTTTCAATATCGATGCAAAATTCAATGCCAGGCATAACAAAAATGCTGGTTGGGAATTCCTCAATTGGGGAGAAGCAATCATTATTTCCCACATTATTGGGTTGTCTGGCCATTACCTGTTTGCCTGAAATCATGGCATTAAAAGCTTCTTGAGCATTTAAAATATTGTTCATGTTATTGTCCTTTTACTAATGCTTTTTTGAGATAAGGATCTAGGTCATCTTGTCTGAGTAACCAGGACACATAATCTGCAGGCAGATCTTTAATTAGGGTTTTCTTATGTTTGCCATAGGGCATACGTGTAGGGATGCGAGCCTGCTCAGAGAACAAGAAAAGAGACTGCATATCTTTGATGCTGAGAGATTTGCAGATCTGTTTAAGCAATACTGCAGTCAGCAAAATATCTTGTTTTGCATTGTGGGCATTGCGAATAGATTCTCTTGACTTAACAGATCCTTTTGCCAGCATGTAAATTAAAGCTGAAAGGGTATGTGAAGCTTCTGGCCAGACCATACGCGATAGAGCCAAAGTGCAGATTGCTTTTGCTTCAACTGATTTATCAGCCAGTTTTACTGCCTGAATGTCATAATCAACATTGTGGCCAATGATGTATTGGATGCCTGCAGGTAAGCGGAAATTTTCATAACCCGGTTTACCTTCAATGTCTGATTCAAGAATATGATGCACAGCCATTGCGCCGTAATTAATCGGAGCAGGGCAAGAAAAATACTCATCAAAACAAGCATCTTTATCTACAGACAATTCACCGCTTTCAAGAAAACTTACAGGAACATGAGCAATCTCGATTGGATAACCATTCATGTCATGGGTTTCGGTATCTAAAATTATTGCACTCATGCCTTCATTTCCTGTTTGGCCAGTTTTTCTATTTCTTGCTTTGCTTCATCCAAAGCAGACTCTTGGATCTTCATTAACGTATCGATACCAAAGTAATTACAGACTTGGCGAACATCTAAGCCGCGCTCATGAATAAATTCCTGCAGATGATCACGTTGTTTGTTAGTGATGCATGGGGAGCCAGTATTATTGGTAGTTGTTGCTGAATTGCTTTGATGCGCCTGATTGTCTTGTGTTTGTGTATCGACAGCTTGATTTAATGATTGCTGCTGCCCCAGTGCCTCTAAATGTTGGACGATTGCGTTATATTTCGCACAACCAGCTTCAAAAATTACCTGGTTAAATTCAGGGTACTGCTGACGCAGACCATCAAAAATAAATGAGGCCTGTTCAAGTGAAGTGTTTAGAGATAAATTCTCAATTTGCTTTAATGCACGATCACAATCGGCTTGTGTTGCTACACGATTGTTATTTTGGTTTTGGTAATTCTGTTTGTTCTTTGACTGGTGTTCATTTTCGATATTCTTATTGGTAAGAGCATCAAGGTCATTCTGTGAGTCATCAATCAATAGCAAATTACAAAGCGCATATTTTTTTGCATAGCTTTGGTATGCAGCATACTGCTGAGTTTTTGAGATTTTTTTATTGCTGGCCAGATCTTTAGCAAAGTCATAAGTAGCTACACCAGGAAGGTCGCAGCGCATATATTTTTGATCTTTGAATACGATATAAGCGTAAACTTCAAAACCATCCTCAAGGTCAAATTTACGTGTAAATACCGTGCATTTGTATTTGAGTAAAATTGGCTTTAAAGCAGCTTGTACATCTTCAGCAGAACGATACTTATATCCCCCAAAGTCACTAGTGTGACCTTTTGGTGCTTCTAGTTCGTTAATTACTTTCAAAAAAGTAGGGTGGTGATATACCTGTTCAAGACCAGGTAAATCAAGGATATTTTCAGGGATGGCATTTACCATCACTTCTGGATTAATCGCAGCATTCATAGTGAGTATCTCAGTTATCCGTTATAACGTGCATTTTTATATGCAATTTTTTGGTTTGCGCTGTATGGGGTGCGCTGAAAGCATTCCTTTGAGAACATTGCCGTTCTTTCTTGTTCTCGTTGCTCTGTTACTTCTTGTTTTAGATTGCGCATAATCCAAGGCTTAGATTTCAAATATTCAGGATCAACTGGTGTGCCACCGTTCTCGTTTTCGATACGAATATCGGTAAGCTTCCAGTTTGTAGAGAATGTTTGAGGTCCTAAGCGAACGTGGTAACGCCCTTGGTCATCGCGAGTAATGAACTCGCGGAATGGGGTGGTGAATTTAGTAATGCTCATGATCACCCCCGAATCATCTTATTTTTTTCGATATGGGCGGTGATGATTGAGATCATGTTTCGGATATCATCAGCGTTTGTGAAGTCGCCGTAGTTACCACCATCAGGAGTAAATATCTGGTCAACGGCCAAGTTGGTGATATGAATTGTTGGTTGTTCTCCGCCAATGGCACCGTTCCATTCTTCAACCAGTTCAAAGTCAAAGCTTGTATAAACTCGGAATCCGTCAAGATTAACAACCGCTTGGCCTGTTGTTTCTGATGTGATTTGGACTGCTAAAACGCCGTATGTAGATTGCGTATTTGCATAATTGTATGAAGGGGCGATTTCTACTGGCTTGGTAACGAGTGCATACGCACCAGTTAAAACACCAACTCCAATAGCAGCAGCTGTGCAATTTTTTAACAAACTCTTGCCAATTGCATAACAGCGATTGTGATTTAAAACATTTTGTTCCATAATGAAATCCTCGTGAGAGAAGTCCTGCGTCGCCAAACAGTCAGGACTTTTTTATTGATACCTTAGAAATTCCAGATGCCATTGCTGGTGAAGTCGATAACTTCCCAGTTCGTACGCGTGTTACTTGTCTTATTAATAACTTCCGCATAATCCTTAATTGCCTGATCTTTAGCTGCCGTTGAATTTGTCTTGCGTGTGTGTATTACGGTTTTATGTCCAGTTTTTTTGTTGCGTAGTTTGAACATGTTCATAACCATTTCCTCATTTGTGTAAGAAGCCCTGTTCGCCGTCGTAAGTGTTCAGGGCTTTTTGCTGTTCATGAGGTAAAATATAACTATAGTTATTTTAATAGTCAAGAATATAATTATAAAATTATCGCTTTAGTTATAATTATGCTTTAATAGACAAAAGAAAACCCACCGCAGGGGTGGGTTGAATGGAGTTTATTGAGATGATTTTTTCAAATTCAGAAAAAAGAGAATTTCGTCAATCAATGTGTGAAAAATTGATTGATGCAGGTTTGACAGATGGGCGAGAAATCAAAGCAAGCGTTACTACCTTAGAGGAATTTATTTCTCTTCAGGAAGAAGAGAGAATAGAGGTAACTTGCAAAGAGCATGAAAAAGAAGCCCTTGCAAAACACATCAAGAGCTTCTGGAAGAATTAAATCTTATTCAAGTTATCTTGGCTGATTTTTGTGATCTTCTTAGGCGATGTTAGTCCATTAAGGCATTGATGATAAACCTCAAGCCAATATTCAGGCGTAACAACCTTATCAACTTGCTCAAGATGAGAACCCGAGTATTTTTCCCTTTCACAAATAATAGCTTTTGCCATCTCAAAAGCTATTTGTTTTTCCGCATCGCTACTCATATTTTTCTCCACCCGATCTGTTGTTAAAACTGTGTCGGGTTCACAGACAGGATTTGTTATGAAAAATAAACTCAGACTATTGCTCTGCTTTATCTTCGCTATCATCAATATTTTGATTTTTGGCAAATATGGACAGGATTTCTTCAGCAGTAATATTTTCTATATCTATCTCAGTACCATTTATCATTGGTTTCTTTATTCGATTCTCTTTGTATTTGTCATATATCCAGCTACTCAAAAGACCAAGACTAATATTTGAAATAATCGTGATAGTTGCATCATACAATGCACTATCACAAGCCATCCCATTATAGTCTTTAGGCAGTAAATCAAGTTTAGCCAGGCTAGTAAGTTTTGGATTATTATTAAATTCAATAGCATCATTAATAAATATGTGTGATAACTGAATTTTCATTATTTACCTATTTTCGCAATGTTCCGGGTTTGCAGCTTTATTATTCATCACGCCGATAACGAGCTATTTACACCTTTGAATACTTTTCTAAAAACTCATCAATCCAGCCTTGTGCTTGCTCTAAATTGCTTATATCAGCGAACTTTAGATTAGAGCCTTCAGCTTCATTAAATCCCTCAATTATGGCCTCAAAAATATTTGCTTCGTTAATAACTTCGCGTGCCATTTCCGCAGCATCATAGCTTTGCTTGGCTTTTTTAAGTGAGGCTATTTGTTTGTCAATACCATCACCAATTTTGGACAAGGCTGCCTTAAATTCCTGCTTGTTAATAGATAGGGTGGTTTTGGATTTATTTAGTGTTGCGATCATTATTAAGACTTCCTTTAATATCTCGTGTATTTACCAACCACTTTTCCAACCAGTCGGCATGTATGGTCAAGAGACATGAGTTGTGGCTGCCAATTTGGATTTAATGGCTGTAGGTAATAATTACCATCCTCTGAAATAAGTTTCTTAAAAGTAGCTTCGCTATCCCCGTTACAAGCCACCACCACCAAAGCACCAGTGTTTAATTCATCTATTTGATAGGTTGGATTAATGTAGATAAATTCATCAGCCTTAAAATCAGGTTCCATAGACGCACCTTTTACAATTAATGCAAAGCCGTTTGCACCTGCTCTTGAATCATAAGGTATCCAGTCTATGGCGCTAGACAGGTCACTAGACAGCACGTAACTAAAGTCACCAGCTTGCACCCAGGATAAAACAGGCGTTTGCCGTGAACTTTCATTGGGAGTCAAATCAATAGGTGGAACAAAGTTCATGTGCTGGGGTTTTCTCTGATCTTCCCCGTTTCCAGTTTGAAGCCAATATGCGTCAACGCCTAAGAACTTAGCAATAGCAGGTAGAAATGAAGATTTCTGATTTTTACCTGACTCGAGTGCTTGATAAGCAGGTTGAGACATTTTTACTGCCTCAGCTACTTCAGCTTGTGTCTTTCCAGCTTTCTTTCGAGACTCTTTTAATCTCTCTCTAAGTGTAGTCATAAACCGCGCATCGCCTTTTTAAATCAATATATAACCTTGGTTATAAGTAATCAAATAACTATAGTTATTGACTGATAATAGCTATAGTTATAATATGGCTATATCTTTACACAGGATATAACCATGAGTGAGTTACAGAAAAACATCTATCAATCTTTGGTTGATCACTTTGGAGGGCAAGAAAATACAGCCAATGCCCTAAAAGTCTCGCAACCATCAGTATCCGGATGGGTACGACAAAATAAAAACATGTCTGAACTTGTAGCGATCCGTGCTGAAAAGGCTACAGATGGGAAATTCAAAGCAGTGGATTTATGCCCATCCCTAAAGGAATTCCAAACCCCGATTGTGGAGTTGCAGCAATGCAGAACATAAAACCAAAACTTTTAGAACCTTTGACGACACGCGTACCTATCGAAATAAAGCAGCTAGTAGATGATTTAGCTGATGGTAATCGAGCGAAATGGATGAGAGAGGCCATTGATTTAAAACTTCAAATTGATTTAGGCCAATCATCAATCGAATTGCTAAAGAAATCAAAGAATACAAAGTATTCAAGTGAATACATGAATGTATTCAAAACAATTTTTTCTGTATTCCAAATAAGCAAAAAGCCCGAAGTTGCAATTCGAGCTTTGAGCAGTGTTCATTAATCAAAGGGGATTTAGAACATGACAAATATATCAAAGCCAAAGCAAGCAAACAATAGTGATTTTGTAGTGGGCGACACAGTTGTTTTTATTGATGCAATGAAACCTGACTGCTTAATGACTGTCTATCAAGTTCAAAAAAACGGCGTCCTACTCAATGGAAATAACAGTTTTGCTCTTAACCATTTGATTCGACACGCAACGGTTTTTGAGGTGTCGGCTAAAAAGCGCCACACCACCTCTATCGATGATCTTTTTGATGCATTGGGATTTGGAGACGATCGCCAGATAGAAAATGACATTTCACCTAGATGTGAAAACATTTCCAGTGATGAGCAGATTCATTTAAGCAAGGCCTTTGATGCACAAAAGGAGGTCTCATGAATACATCTAAGCTTCCTGAGTTTAAACAAACTCAAATAATTCAATCCTGGCATGAGCCAGCATTAAGAACTCTAAATAGTTTGCTTGATGTGCGAAAAGCTAATTTGCGAAAAATCAATCGTGATGAGGCTAATGCTGCAGTAACACGTGATGAGCTAATCGAAGCATTAAGTAAAGATCATCGAATTTCATATCAAGATGCTGGGATGATTATTTCTAGTCTGCATCGATGTGAAAAAATCATCATGTTCGGCCGCTTTATCCAGGTGAAAGACCAGGGCGGTGAAGCATGAAGCAACCTTACCATATTAGTTTTAGTGGTGGCCGCACATCAGCTTACATGACGTACTACCTGCTAAATAACTTTAGTCACGTTTATGGCCGAGACGTTTTTGGGCGGAAAACTGAAAAAACACCGAAAAAATATATCAAAAAGAAAATTGGTATGAAGCTTCGCCTTGAGGTTTATGAGCGCGATGGATTCAAGTGCGTGACGTGTGGTGTTCAGAAAAATTTAACACTTGATCATATTAAGCCAGAGATTTTGGGCGGGGCATCAACAATAGAAAACCTCCAAACAATGTGTAAGTCATGTAATTCATCGAAAGGCACGGAATACGATGAACCTGACGAGGGGGGCGAATGAGTTTAGATGCAACAATTTGGGCGTGGCGAGCAGAAGTTCAAAACAGCAGTCAACGTCTTGTCCTTTTAACTTTGGCTGATAGAGCTGGCGAAAACCATAAGTGTTTTCCCAGCCTTAAGCGTATGGAGAAAGATACCAAGCTAAACCGTAAGACAATCATCAAGGTTTTGGATGAACTTGAGTCTGGAAAATTAATTAAATTTACAGGTGAAACGGCAGGTAATGGCGTAAAAATTTATCAGCTAATTGGTGTTTTAGGTCGAGAAGAGGAGACTTTAACCAATACCAAAAATGGAACTAGTACCAATAACAGAACTGGTTCCAATTTAGGCACTGGTTCCAAAAACGGTACTAGTACCAATATTGGGATGCCAACTAGTACCGAAAACGGTACTGCAACCAGTACCAATATTGGGACACAGAACCTCCCAATGAACTTACCAATAGAATCTATAAATAAAAAACATTGGCTTTGCTCAAAAAAATTGAGCTTGGAAATTGCTCAAGCAAATCCAGCAATCAATCCCAATGAGGTCATCTCTTCAACTTGGTTTAATCGAGAGTTCAGAGCTTTTGAGATTTTCAATGCTGAAAAAACCATGTGTGACGATCTGATGATTTACCACTTTGCAAACTGGTTGCTTGAAGCCAAAGCAAAAATGGACCGACTGAACCGTTCGGCTCAGCCAAACCACAAACCAGAATCTAAAGCCCCCCTCACTGAAAAACAAATCAAGTTTTTAGCAGGAAAATTATCTCGCTTGCCTGACTTCGGTAAATACGCCGTGGGTAACGAATCACATGAACAACTTGCGGTGCGTCTAGAGACCATGCTGAAAGATCCAAAGAATCTCGAAAAGTGGTCTGAATATTTAACGGAAGTTGGCTTTAAACAAAAAGGAGCTGCAGCATGATTAATTTAAACACGCCTGCAGGTATTCAAAACCTGAAAGCGATCATTCAAGAGTTTGATAATTGTTTGTATGTCGAGCGCGATTATTTCTTTGATAAACACTACACGCTGGTCCAATGCGAGTCAGACATTGAAAAAATACGTGATGCAGTGAAAGCGGCTGAATTGCGCAAAGGGGTCCAGATCAAAGTTGATTTCTACAACGAACCAGATAAGGGAATGCGCCGTATCAAATTTAAAGGTATTGGCATCGTAGATCGTTGTGAAGATGGTCGGGTAATTGGTCGCTTGGATGATGGAAGAACATTTTGCTGTTTAGTTACTGATGTTGTGATCCTGAATGCAGATGAGGTTGCTGGTAGACCTAGCGGCTTCACTGACATGATGAAATTGCGTAGTGCATACGTTCAGGGAATCCGGACACCAGAAACAAAGCAGGCCAACAAGCAATATCTCTTAATTCGGAAAAAGGGGAATTTAAACCAGGTTAAGCAAATGGCGACCTACAAAGGTGACAGCCTATGAATGCAATTCAATACATCAAAAAAAATGGTTTAAAAAAGGCTATGGCCGTTGTTGAAGCTGCCCCAAGTAACGCTGAAAGCTTTCAGGATGGCTATTATTTCCGTACTAAGCCCGAATTTCAGTTTCACAATGGCTTTCATCCAATTTGGAATTTAACTGATAACGATGGTGAATATTTTAAAAAACGTTGTTTTGATCCAGTCAATCTTCCTGAACTTAGAGGTTTAGTTGCACGTCTCCAGCTCATTGAACGAATAGGTGGACCAGCAAAATCCAGATTTGAATATGAATCTTTATTGAAATTAAGAAAATTTAACCATGTTGAGCTGAAACAAGCGCTTGAAGAATTCGATTTAATTTTTGGAGAAGGGAAATGATCAGAGTTGGTATCGATTGTGGCGTTAAGACAGGTTTTGCAGTAGCAGAAAAAGGGGTTTTGAATCGTGTTGAGACTTTAACCATCACCAAGGCCATGGAAGAAGTCAAAGAGCTACATGGTCAGCATCCTGATTTAATCGTCCGTATTGAAGATGCACGTTTGCGCACATGGTTCGGATCGACAGATGCGCGACAAGCTAAGTCGGGCGCTGGTGTACGTGAGGGTGTCGGATCTGTTAAACGTGACTGCAGTATATGGGAGCAATTCTGTATAGAGCAAAACATTAAATATGAATTGGTTCACCCAGCAGCAAACATGACAAAAACAACGAGCGATTATTTTAAAAGAATAACGGGCTGGCCTGGTAGAACAAGCGAGCACGGCCGTGATGCTGGAATGCTAGTACATGGGCGGTTGCGATGAGAAGAAATAATAACGAGTGGTTAATCATAGTGATTTTTATTGTATTGGCGATTTTATGTCTGGCACTAAATACATATAACGCCGTACAGGTTTGTAAGACGGCAGATGTTTACTGGGTCAAAGGGACTCAGTACAGCTGCAGATGGTTAAAGTAGCAGTAGGAGCGCAATGTATGTTGGTTGAAAAGTTTGATTTTTTGGAGTTGTTGCGTCTGGCTATTGCTCAAAGTGAGGGTAAAGGGAAAATTACAAAAAGCATTGTTCTTGGTGAAATGGCCCTTTTACCTGCAGGTGCAAAGTTGTGGGCTGAATTGCTCATCGAGCGCGTTGATTTTGAGAGGATTGCAATAGTTACCGAAGCCAAAAAGATATATGAAACCAATATCATTAACGGCGTTGAGGTAAAAAAACGTATTGAAGACAAACCAGGTAAAGTGGAGTTTAAAACTGGCGAAATAACATCTGCAATATTCTTTAAGGTTCGTAACAAGATGGCCAGAGTCATTCATCAAGAAATGATTAAGAAGAATTTTAAACCGAACAACCTGCAGGGAACTTTAGAGAATGTGGCCAAAGCAATGGCTGAGGTTGTATTGCGCGGCCATTTGTTTGTAAAAGCGATGTGCCCGCCGTGCCAGGGTTTAGGTAAACTAGAATTGTTTGAAGGTCATAAAGATTCAGTAGGTACAAAATTTTGTGAAAAATGCGAAGGATCTGGAAAGCGTCCATATACGCTGAAAGAGAAAATAGACATTGCACATTTAACAATTACTAAAACGGCATATGTCAAAAGCTACCAAAAATATGAGCAGTTAGGAGAGTCAATAGTTGCGGAGTGGGAGAACGTGATTCGCCAGAGATTAGCTAAATCATTCCATTTTGAACTAAGCGAAGATAATCAAGTTGCATCATTTGCTTGACAGTAGGGTATACAGTTAAGTATAAGTGTTTCTATAATGGGCGTTTTATGAATTGGTCGCCCTGAAAGAATTTCAAAAGTCCGCTATATGCGGGCTTTTTTAATGTCTGAAAGTTACCTGTCAGACTTTCTTACCAGAATTGATAGGTGCTTTATCTGGCCAATAAAGTGATAGATGGGGTGATGCGTACCCTTGGCTGTGGCAGCCAGAACCCAAACAACATTAGGTTGTGCCCTGCACGTAGTGGGGCTTTTAAAATTTTACCCTCACTCGCATCAGCGCAATGCGAGTCAACTAGCCGAGCGTATTTCGGCACATGAAGCCCCGCTGACATACATGTTATTAGCGGGGCTTTTTACTTTATGTGTTAAGCTGTGATTCATAATTTTATGGATTATTTAGATGTTTATTTGTATTGGTGGTGATTTGGATGGTGAGGTTGTTCCTAGCCGAGAAAGTACATATTTTGAAGCAAGCGAAATAGATCCCAGTAAAACATCTACCTATAATCGACAGACTTACATAGTTGGTGACAATACAGTTCGCTTCTGGCTATGTGCAGAATTACCATATGCAGAGACAACAGTAATCGCCAATAAATATTTGGCTCAAAAATATTCCTACCTTTCCTAATTTTTATTTCAAATAAAGAAGCCCGCCAATTTGGTGGGTTTTTTTATGCTTGTTTGGAGGTCCTATGCATCACAATATTGATAAAGAAATTCGTGAAACCGAACAAGAATTAAAGCATGTAGGTAGTTGTACTACCAAGGGCTTAACAACTGAACAGATCGCTCAATTAGACGAGCGATTTTTTTTAGCCGTTGAAAAATTATCCTGGCTGAAAGGTCGCCGTGATATCAGAGTTTGACTATGAAAAATGAAATTGGTTTCGTGGTTAAGGCAAGGCCATATCCACCTGAACATATTTTTTTGATGGATACACCAGACTTTGTGCCTGCACCAGAACTTTGGCGATGGATTAAAGTCAACTTTTTAAATCCAGAAAGTCAGTTATTTAATCCCGATCACAGCCATTTAGGTTTATTCCGCTATCCACAGATAGCAGTTATGTGGGCAAGAGCTGGATATAAAAAGCAGGGTAGAAATGTTGCTGGCACGGCTGAAAAAATCATGATCAATGCAAGTGGCTGGAAGAAGGAACGCCAGGAAGAACAGTTTTATCAATGGTTCAATGATCTGCCAGATTATCTAATAACAATAGATGCTACATACGCTCAACAGGCAAATGATATTGATTTCTGCGCCTTAATTGAACATGAGCTTTATCATATTGCCCATAAAAAAGATCAATATGGTATCCCTTCATACAATCGTGAGACAGGCAAACCTAATCTAACAATGCAAGCCCATGATGTGGAAGAGTTCACTGGTGTAGTTCGCCGTTATGGTGCAAACAAGGAAGTTCAGCAGATGATTGATGCAGCTAAGCAACGACCTGAGGTATCTCGGGCTGATATCTACAATGCGTGTGGAACATGCTTTTTGAGAGTGGTTTAAATTTTTTTGCCATTCTTCTTGGACGTACTTGGACGGATATAGATAAATGGCAAGACTTAATAAAAGGGTGAAACTCTATATAGTACGGTCGCTTGCGATGTTTGATACACCCACAGAAACAGCAAAGGCCGTCCAAGAAGAATTTGGGATCACGGTGTCAAAACAGCAATGTGAAGCATATGATCCAACTAAGAAAACTGGACAGGATTTAAGTGAAGATCTAAAAACAGAGTTTTATCGAGTTCGCAAAGAAATAAACAAAAATCTTGATTCAATACCAATTGCGAATATTTTCTATCGATTGCAGCGACTGCAGAAACTAATTGATCATCCACAGTACAAAGAAAACCCGATTTTAATTCCAAACTTATTACAGCAGGCCGCGAAAGAAATAGGTGGGTTATATACCAATACAACCAAAACCCAATTAACTGGCGCAGACGGTCAGCCTCTAAACCCTGAGCATGTTACTCATGTTGTAGCAACGCCTGAACAGATAAGGCAGGCAATGGATGAACTCGAAAGTAAATACTAGCTTTCTTGATATGCAGTTAGAAAAAGAACGCTGTGAGAAAGAACATTTATTCTTTACACGGCGTTTTTTCTTGCCGCGAATGGGCTTTAAGTTTTCAGTCAATTGGCATCATGAATACATTGCAGACAAGATTGATCAAGTTATATCAGGAAAGGTTAAAAACCTTGTTATTAACGTTCCTCCAGGTTCGGGTAAGACTGAATTATTAACCAATCTTATTTCTCGTGGTTTGGCTCGTAATGCTAGATCTCGATTTTTATATTTGTCGTATTCACAGTCATTGGTTGAGGATGTATCCGCAACGGCGCGAAACATTGTTAAATCGGTGGATTTCCAGAGCTTGTGGCCAGTTAAGATCTCTTCTAGCACAGACTCAAAATCAAACTGGAAAACCACAGTTGATGGTTACGATGCAGGGCATGTCTATTCTGCATCAATGGGTGGGCAGGTCACTGGCCGCCGTGCCGGCACATTAGCAAATGATGGCTTTACAGGTGCCATCATTCTTGATGACCCATTAAAACCTGAGGACGCATTTAGTAAATCTGCACGTAAGAAAGCTAACCGTAAGATCCTAAATACAGTCAATTCACGTAAAGCCAAATCAGACACACCAATTATTCTGATCATGCAGCGTTTACACGTTGAAGATCCGACTAATTTTGTGATGACGGGTAATGTGCCTGGTGATTGGGAACAGATCTGCATTCCTGCTTTGATCGATGACGAATACATCAGCCAATTACCTGAGCATATTCAAGCAAAGGTACCAAAAGATGTAGAACGTGATGAACATGGCCGCCAAAGCTATTGGCCATTAAAAGAATCACTCGAATCATTACTGCAGCTTGAAAAGGGTGGTGAAGATAAAGACGGCGCGATTGTTTCTCGTTATACCTTTGCTAGTCAGTATATGCAGAACCCCAAAAAGCTTGGTGGCGATCTTGTTAAAGCTGAATGGTTCCCGCGTTATGTTGAATTGCCAGTCCTTAAATGGCGTGGTATTTGGGCAGATACGGCACAGAAAGTTAAAAAGCATAACGACTTTTCGGTGTTCCTATGCGCTGGTCTAGGTTATGACAATAACCTCTACATCATTGATTTAAAGCGTGGCAAATGGGAAGCACCAGAATTATTAAAAGAGGCTAAGTCCTTTATTAATAAACACAAGGAAAGCAATACCAAAATCGGCAAGCTTCGCTATATGGCAGTTGAGGATAAATCCAGCGGTACTGGACTGATTCAGACTGTTGTTAAAGAAACCACATTGCCTATTCGGGCGATTCAGCGTGATGAAGATAAGCTCTCACGGACTATGGACGTAATTCTTTATGTTGAAGATCGCCGTGTATGGTTACCTGCAAGCGCACCATGGCTTTTGAATTATATAGAAGAGATTGAAGGTTTGACCGCTGATTGGACACATGATCATGATGACCAATGGGATCCGACCGTTGATGCGATTAATGATTCATTAGCAAGCAAGCCAACTGTATTTGATTAGGAAAATTTATGTCTAAGACTAAAAAGCCCGATGCTATTGGCGATGCAGGGGCATATACAAATTTTGTTTCCAATATTGGTACAGAGCGTGACAAAGCATCACATGGGCATTTTGTTAAGAAAGTTATTCCAGATGATCAACTTGAAGCGGTCTATCAACATTGGTTAGCCAAACGAATTGTAAACCGTCCTGCCAGTGATATGTTGCGTGCAGGATGGTTCTATGAAGGGATTCAGGATAAAGACCTGACGAAGCTAGAAGATGCCTGTAAGCGGTTTAATTTTGACAACGTTCTATTGTCCAGTTTGGTGCTTTCTCGCTTGTACGGCGTTGCATACATCCTGTTAGGTACCGTTGATGGTGGGGATCTTGATCAGCCTTTTGATTTGAATAAACTCGGTATTGGCCGTTTAGAGTTCTTCACTGTACTTAAGAAAAAGTACATTGAGGCAGACACCACAAAGTATTTACCGCCGAGTAAAAGTGGGGGGCTCATTAAGCAACCTGAGTTTTACAAGCTCAAACTAGATGGGCAATCGACACAACGGATCCACCACACTCGCCTTATTAAATTTAGCCATGCCGATGTGGTGAATGAAGAGCCACAAAGTGTACTGCAGGAAGTGTATGAGGAACTGCTAGACCACGCATCAGTTAAAAAGGCATCAGCCAGTTTAGTCCATGAATCTAAAATCGATGTGATTAGTACACCTGGATTGGTCGACAAGATCAAAGAGGATATGAAGGCGGTAGCCGAGCGATTCTTAAGTGTAGGTCTATTAAAGAGCCTGAATGGCATGATCGTTTTAGATAAGGAAGAGGAATACAACTCTAAGACGTATAACTTTGCAGGTCTGCCAGACATGATGCGTGAGTTCTCTATTCAAACGTCAGGTGCAGCTGATATTCCTTATACGATTTTGTTTGGCCAATCACCTGCGGGCATGAATGCCACGGGTGAACATGACACCCGCAACTATTACGATAGTATTGCGACAAAGCAGACTTGGACCCTTAAACCCTTCATGTTGCAACTATTGGCAGTGATCTGTCAGGCAACATTTGGCCGCCAGATGCCTGGTTTTGGCATTGTGTTTAATCCATTGTGGCAGCTTGATGCAAAAGTTCGCGCTGAGGTAGAAAAGGCCAATGCTGAGCGTGATGCTAAATATCTCGACATGGGTGTTATTACCGAGCCACAGATCGCACGGCAGCTTATTATTGATGAGGTCTACTCTGTGATCGATGAGAAGCACATCAAACAGCTTGATTTAATGGTGAGTGTAGATGACGACAATAATCCAGATTCTGAAACCCCACCTGCAGGAAGTTAAGAAACGAAAGAAAGGACGTAAGGCAACAAAGCCAAGACCAGTTAAGGTAAATCGCCGTATTGAGTTTTACTATATGCGGCAATTACTGGCCATTTCTAAATATTGTCAGGATCAGACTAAAGAATTAGTCATTCCAACAGTTGGCCAGAATATCGGTGATGCTTGGTTTTCTAACATGATTGCGGCGTTTAAAGAAAAGCTTACTAAGTATGTAATCGAGATTGCTAGGCCAATTGCTCAGAAAGTTGTCGGTGACACAAGCAAAGAAGTGGACAAGCAAATTGCTGAACATACCAAGTCTATTATTGGGGTGGACCTAACGCCGTTTTATCGTGCTGCAGATATTCAAAATGTGGTCGATACAAATATCGAGGCCAATGTCGCTTTAATCAAATCGATACCACAGCAATACTCGGACAAAGTTGAGGCTCTTGTATTAAATGCATTACAGACAGGCCAGACAAACGAAGACCTAGCAAAGGAAATAGCAAAGCTCGGCCAAACTACCGATTACCGTGCACGTTTAATTGCTGCAGATCAGATGGGTAAGATAAATGGCCAGATCAACAAGGCTCGTCAATTATCCATGGGTGTTGAAACTTATACATGGCAAACGGCCAAAGATGAACGTGTGCGTTTAGACCATCAGCATAAGCAGGGCAAGACATTTAGATGGGATGATCCACCAACGGGTGGTCATCCTGGTGAGCCTATCCGGTGTCGTTGTACTGCATTGCCTAACTATGAGGATATTTTAATTGACTAATTCAAATGAGAAATGCTGGAAGTGTGGGAAATGCCATGGCTCAAATGATGGTAGTGGTTACCAGCCTTGTAGCAATACGGAAAGAAAACCGACACCACCAATCGTTTGTACACCTCCATTAGTTAAAGTTGATGGTATCGAAAGCTCTAAAACATTGACACCTGAACAAATGAACCAGATCCGAGAACTAACTTTGAAAAAGGTTTTCTTGTCAGTTCTTTTAATTTCAATTCCTATTCTGATTTGGAAATTAGATTCAATCATCATGGCTTTTAAAGCCTAAATTTAAATTGAGGATTTAAAGTCATGAGACGTAAAAAGTTTTCAAAAGTGAGATTTTACAGCCGTTTAAATGCTCAACAACTGTCTAAGTATGCGGCAGGTGGATATGTTCGAGGTGGAAAGTTTCCACCAATCTGGCAACTGCAATATTCGGGCTTTCCTGATCTTTCCAAAGCAGCAGGTAAAGCAGCAGAAAGGCTGAAGAAGGTAGGTGAAGCACTTGAAGCGTCGATGGTTAGCAAATTTCAAACAGGACGTACACATCTTTTGGTGGATGGCTGTGATTTTGGCCAAGTTGAAGATTTTGGAATATGTGGTTCTGAAACAACCATTAAGATTCGGATGTAATATCAATCAAGCCACCTTCGGGTGGTTTTTTATTGGGCGCAATTTATGAAAATAATTTATCAACTCAAAGTTGGTGACTTTGCGCCAAGCGAATCCTCACGTTCATTTACCAAAGAAGGGTATCTGAAATGCGTCAATGTTCGCTTGGCCAAAGCACCTCAGGTACGGCAGTACCAGGCATATGAGTTTTCAAATCTGGAAGGGTTCACCCCTGATCAGACGATTAATGTCTATACGCCTGCAGATGAGCTATTTAAGCCTGAGTCTGTAAGTAGCTTTAATGGTGTTGATGCTACTGACTACCACCCACCCAAGAATGAGATTAATGCATCGAACTGGAAGGATTACCACATTGGCTACTGCGAGAATGTGCGCCAAGAGGGTGATTATCTGGTTGGGGATTTGCTCATTAAGGACAAGATCAGTATCGATCTTATTCAAAGCAATGAGCGTATCGAGATGTCACTTGGGTATGCGGCCATTCTAGTTGTTGAGCAAGGCACGGCGCCTGATGGAACACCATATCAGGCCAAATTTATTAACTTTTTAGGCAATCACGTAGCACTAGTTAAATACGGTCGCTGCGGTGGTGATTGCCGCATCGGTGACCAAAATCACAATCATCCAAACGAGGATAAAACAATGGAAGTATCAGTAAACGGCATGCGTTTTGACATTGGCGATAACAAAGCCTTGGCAGATGCATTAAAGATTCAAGAAGAGCAGCTGAAGAATCTAAAGGCTGCAAAATTGAAAGTAGGTGATCAACAATTTTCGATTGGGGATGAATTAACGGCCGTTCAAGCGGTTGTAGATAAACTCCATACAGACAAAACCACGCTTGAGCAAAAAGTTGGGGATTTGGAACGAAATCAGATTACGCCTGAGAAACTGGAACAGGCGGCAACTGAACGAGCAACGGTTATTGCCGATGCCAAAGCATTAGTACCAACGATTAAAACGGATGGTTGCAGTTGTGAGCAGATCAAGCGTGATGTGATTGCAGCTAAAGCCGGTGATGCTTTGGTGGGGGCATTATTGGGATCTGTTTCGGTGGGTGATGCTAAGCCTGAGCAGATCGATACCGCTTTCCGTGCACTGTCTGCAGTTAAAGGAACAGTACCAAGCAATCCCGTGGGTGATGCCTTAAATGATCAACAACACAAAAAAGTTGGTGATGGTAAGCCTGCAGGTGGTGAAGGCGGTGAGCAAGCCTATAGCAAAGAAAATGCATACAAAACAATCTAAGGGGATGTAAATCATGGTTAAGCAATATGATGCCGCACCAGGCATGAAATTACACTTAATTGGACCAGAGGATATTTTATCCCTACCAGTTTCAGGATCAGTCTTGCTGAATGATGGTGATGTTGTGGTCCGCAGTACTGACGGTAAAACGGTATCTTCAGTAACCGGTGCGACCAATACCAAATTTGGAATTATTCTGCGCCACGGCGTGGGCAAGTCGGGTAAAACCACCGATGGCAAAGAAGCCTATAAGGCAACTGATGTAGCACCTGTCATGACAATTGGTTCTATTTGGGTGAAAACCACTGCACCAGTAACAGACATTACCGCCAAGGTATATGTCAAAACCGCCAATGGTACAGTGCCAGCGCCGTTAGGCTCATTATCTCCAACTGCAACAGACGGTACAGAGTTACCGAACGCATCTTGGGAAACAATTTCAAATGAACAGGGCTTAGCTGCTGTTCGCTTACGTGGGGCTTAATTATTATGAGTAAATTGGCAGCAATGAAGCTACGTTTAACACCCGTAGCTCAAATGGTTCAGGCTAATATTGGCGATGCTTTTAACATTGATGCTTTGGCTCAATTGTTCGTTAAGTTGGAAGAATTTAACGACATGGATCCACAGCTTCAACAAGTTATGGATTATGCAAAGTACATTCCGGTTAAAGCTGTAAGCGGCGTTTACGGTGGTGGCGAAGTCTTAACACGTAAAAAGGGCGTTGGTATCGGTAAGGAGTATTCTGGTACTGGTAATGATATTCCAGTGGCTGAAGTTGACTATGACACCGTATCTTTACCAATTAAAGTCGGTACGATTAGTTACTGGTACTCAGTGCTTGAGCTAGAAACGGCTCAGAAACTGAATTTAACGCTTGAAGCTGACAAGGTTCAGGCAGCGCGTTTAGCGGCAGAGAAGCACTTAAGCAATATTGCTTGGTATGGCAATGCAAATACTGGTATTAAGGGCTTCCTAAATCAAACTGGTGTAACGGTTGTTACAGCTCAACATAATTGGGCCACCGCAACAATTGAAGAAGTGTTGGGAGACTTCAACTCAAGCTTGGCCGATGCTGAAGATCAGATTGATGGGGATGTCTCAGTACAACCTGATACTTATTTGATGGCATCAAATCAATATAAGCACCTTTCAACTCGAATCGTTCCTGATTCCGGTGGTAAAACTTTCTTAAAGTTCATTGAAGAAAATAACATTTTTGCCACCCAAAATAAGCCATTAACGATCCGTGGTTTAGGTCGTTCAAATGGCAAGGGTACGGCAGGTGCTGACCGTTCCATCATTTACCGCCGTGATCCGTCATGCATTCAAATGAAATGTAATGATGTGACTTTCTTGGCTGCACAACCTGTAGGACTAGATATTAAAGTACCTGGTCACTATAAGTACCAGGGCGTATGGTTGAAGCGTGTTGATTCACTTCGTTATCTGGACCATGCATAAGGATTAAAACATCATGAAATATTCATATACCTATAGCGGCTCTCAGGCCGCTTTTGTTTTTTCTGGTCTTGCTGTTTTACCTGCAGGCGTTCCAACGTCAATTGATGCTGATGTCCATAAGAAGCTTCAAGACAACAAATTCGCGCAGCATTTGATTGAATCGGGTGAAATTGATGTTCAGGAAATTGATGAGCCAAGCAAGTCTAAATCAACTAGCGGCACAGGTGGACGTAGCACTGGTGGTAAAGGCAAGCAGAATGATGCGGCCGCAGATGCCGCTAAGGCAGCAGATGATGCTCAGAAAGCCGCCTTAGATGCTGTCAAAGCTGAATTAAAAGAGCTTGGTGTGACGTTTAGTGATGATGAAACACAAGAACAACTGCAAGCTAAATTGGCACAAGCCAAGGAATAAGGTGCGTTATGGACGTACAAACGTTTCGCCAAAAGTTCGCCCATGATACGGCGTTAGTCAGCCTATCAGATCCTGTTATTCAGGATGCTTTGGAAGAGGCCGAGCTGGTCGTATCACAGCTTGAATTTGGCGCACTTAAAGAACGTGCTGTAGGTCTGTATGCAGCGCATATTCTTAAAGTTGAAGCCAATAGCAAAGGCGGTGGTGCGTTTTTAAACGCATCCAGCATGACCATTGCGGGCCAGAGTGTGAGTTATTCACGATCGCAAAAAGAAACCTTCTTTGATCAGAGTATCTATGGCCAGCGTTACCTTGCCTTAAAAAATTCCATTCCAATTGATGATAAAGGCACCAATCCAAACCGTTTGGGCGTTGGTGCCTTTGTTGTGTAGGAGAATATACATGCGTTTTAAATATCAAGCACCGCCAGGATATAAAGCAACTACCTTAGCTATTGCTGGCCAAGATCTGGAAGTTAATAACGGCGTTGTTGAATCACAGGATGACATTATCCAGTTTCTCAAGCCTTTGGGTTTTGAACGTTATGTTGAAGCGGTCGAAACCAAAAAAACTACTGCTGCAGCAAAAGAGTAAAAAGCTATGAGCGATACTCGTGTTGATGTCCATGTCAATTTTGACAATATGAATGATCGCATTAGATTTGAAATAAGACGCACGATTAACGCTCTTACTTTAAGGCTGCAGCGAACCATTCAGGAAGATATGTTGAGTGGCCAAAGGCTAAAGGTTCAATCTGGTCGCTTGCGTGGATCTGTTTCATCCAAGGTGGACGAAGATAAAGACTGGATCGAGGGTACAGTTGGTGCAGGCGGTGCATTGGTTCCTTATGCATTTGTGCATGAGTTTGGTTTAAATGGTTCAGTGGGCGTTAAAGCACACTTGCGAATGATTAAACAAGCTTTTGGTCAACCGATATCACCAACTCAGATCAGCGTCCGAGCGCATTCTAGAAATGTCAGATTTAGGGAATTGCGTTTTATGCGTGATTCACTGGACATGATTGGTCGGATTGCACCACGTAATATTGATGCCGCAATTCAAAGAGGTATAGCAGGTGGATAGTGAAGCAATATATCAAGCGTTATTTGATCGATTGAGTACCCATGTTGATGGGGTGGTGACGATCAGCCGCCGTTTACGTCATTTCACACATGTAAACCCCATTGAGCGCCCTGCATTGTTTATTACTCAGGGCAACCAACAAGAGGGACCAGTAAAAGGCTTAAATGCAAAGATAGAGCTTGCTGCTGAGTTATATCTCTATATCCATGAAGCGGATAAGGAAAAACCACCATCAGCGCAATTAAATGTATTTGTCGATCGTGTGCGTGCTGCAATTAAACCGGATTACCCTGAAATGTGTGAATACCAGACCTTAGGAGGATTGGTTGAGCATTGTTGGATTGACGGAACAATTGAAGTATATGAAGCGGTTGAGAATATGCTTGATGACCAGGCAATTGCAATTATTCCTGTCCGTATCCTCACAACCAATTAAACACAATTCATTCAATGACCGCCGTTTGGCGGTTTTGTCATTTTTGAGAGGTCAAAATAATGGCTCAGTATTTATTCGGTGCTGGCAAGATCTTTGCCACACCAATTCAAGATGTATATGGTCAGCCGATCAGCAATCCCACGCCTGTTGAGGTAGGGGTTCTGCAATCGGTATCAGTCGATATCAGTTATGACTTAAAAGAACTATTTGGCCGCGGCCAATTTGCTGTAGATGCAGCACGTGGTAAAGGTTCTATTAAGTGTAAGGCAAGTTTTGGCCGTATCAATGGCGCATTGCTTAATTCGATTTTCTTTGGTGGTGTAATTGCTGAGGGTGGTATCGAGACTATTGCGCAAACTATTAACGGCGAAATTATTCCTGCAGGTGGCTTGGTTACTCCGGTGGTGCCAAATGCCGGAACGTACGTTAAAGATTTAGGTGTGACTGATTCAAAAGCGGTGCCAATGAAGCGCGTAGCTAGTGCACCAACCACAGGGCAATACAGTGTTGATGCAGCAACAGGCGCTTATACATTTGCTACTGCAGACGTAGGTAAAACGGTATTTATCAGCTTTAAATACTCGGCAACCGTAGCAGGGGCAAAGCAGATCACAGTATCTAACTTGGATATGGGCTATACGCCAGAGTTTGCCGTAAACCTGCAGCGTGATTACAAAGGCAAATTTATGGGCATGGAATTTTTCCGGAATGTCAGTAATAAGCTTGGTTTTAGTTCAAAGCAGGATGATTACGATATCCCTGAGTTTGAATTTCAACCTATGGCCGATGATCTTGGTCGTGTATTCAAAGCAACATTATCGGAGTAACAGTAGATGCAATTTAAACAAGTTGATAATCCACGTGGCCAAGAGATTGTCATTGACGGCAAACCCTTAATGTTTGCGCCGTTATCTTTGGGGGCGATTGAAAAGCTTTTACCTGCCTTGCAAGGTTTTCAGCCCTCTGATGTTGGTTTGGTGATCGATGTGGCGCATAAATCACTGAAACGGAATTATCCCGACATCACCCGTGATGATGTTGCAGATCTCATCTATATGGACCAATTAGAAGAGGTAATGGGTGCTGTAATGTCGGTATCTGGATTGCAAAGCAAAGAGGTTAAAGAGGACCAGCAGGGGGAATAGATTGGGAGGAGTTGTATACCCATTTGGTGCTTACATTAGGGCGTGATTATGATTATGTCAGAGATGAGGTCGATTTAATTAGGCTCAAAGCACTAAATGCGTATCAACGAGAATACCCTCCCGCAAATATTGGTGTTCAAAGGCTTTGCCGTATTTTAGAAGCATTTATGGGGATTGAAGATAATGCCCCTATATCAGATATCACAGATGATGAAGATGATCTGATGGAGGTTCTGAATAATTTCCCCCAGGGTGGTTAATAAACCATCCTGTTTTTTTATTTAAATGTATAATGCATTTTTACCCTTAATAATATTAGGTTTTAAAAAATGGCATTAATTAATTGTAAAGAATGTGGGGTACAAGTCAGCACACAAGCAAAAGCTTGCCCAAGTTGTGGAGCAAAAGTTAAAAAGCCCACATCTGTTCTCACTTGGATTATTTTAGGTTTAGTAGTTTTTGGCGTTTTTGGCGCAATGCTTGGCGGTGGTAATGGTTCTAATGGAAATACCGCTTCAACTGCACCTGCATTATCACCAAAAGAACAGGCACTTCAAGATCTAGAATTTAAATTTGATTGGAGTAAAGGCGGTTTTGGTAACATTATGATGATCGATATGACAATCAAAAATAATGGAACGAAAGATATAAAAGATTTTACAGTTGAATGCGATCATTCATCAAATAGTGGTACCAAAATTGACAGTAATAAACGTGTAGTTTATGAAGTTGTCAAAGCTGGAGAAACTAAAAAAATGAAAGAATTTAATATGGGCTTCATTCATAGTCAGGCAGCATCATCTAGCTGTGGAATAACAGATATTGTTGTTATGTAATTCAAAACTTTTAATGGTACATTTTTAACGAATGTAGCCTATATAAAACAAAAGTTTATTAATGGTTTCTACAACCGACCTTATTAGGTCGGTTTTTTATTGCCCGAGGAAAAGCAAATGGCAGACAATCGTGTTGAGGTGCGTGTTGGCGCCAGAACCTCAGAACTCGAACAAGGCATGAATGATGCTGAGCAAATCGTAGATAATGCGGCAGACAATATTGAGGACACAGGACGGAATATTGATTTTGTACCTGATTTCTCAAGCTTCAGAAGTAGTGTAGATTCAATATCTCAACTGGTCACAACAAGATTTGAAGAAGTTGGAACATCAATCTCAGCAAGCTTTACCCGTAGTTTTGCTATGGTCGGGCTTGGTATAACTGCAGCTGTAGGAACAGCAATGATTGGTTTGGCAAATTTAACCAATCAAGTTGGTGAAGCCTCAAAAGAGTTGGAAAGCCAAGCTCGTTTGGCCAACGCAACAACAAAAGAATTTCAAGAATGGGCTTTTGCTTCAAAGAAAGTTTCAGTTGAGCAAGATAAACTGTCAGACATCATGAAGGATGTAAATGATAAGTTTGGTGAATTCATGCTTACTGGCGGCGGGGAAATGGCCGACTTCTTTGAGAAAATTGCACCAAAGATCGGTATTACTGCCAGAGAGTTTCAAGGGCTGTCAGGTCCACAAATTCTTGGTAAATATTATGATGCTCTACAAAAAGCGGGTCTTTCTCAAGCCGAAATTACTACGCAAATGGAGAAATTAGCAGATGACGCAACCTTATTATCTCCATTGTTGGAAGATAATGCCAAAAAACTAAAAGAATATTCTCAACAAGCGCATGACCTAGGTTTGGTGATGGACGAGCAAGCCATTCGCGCCACAAAAGAGTTTAGTTCTGCACTTGGAATTGTTCAGGCAACAATGCAGGGTGTATTGAATAATATGGCTGCACAGGCTGCACCAATATTAACTGAACTAGTCAACATGTTTCTCGATTTTGCTGCGAGAGTCAAAGAAGAAATTGATGGATCCGTAACAGCAATTATTACGATTTTTGAAAACTTGCTTGGAATTGTACAATCAGTATTTACATTGATTTCTGACATATGGAGTGACTTAACAGCAGATATTAGTGATGGTGCAATTGCACAAATAACCTTTATGGACTTGGTTTCTGGTGCAATGAAAGGATTTGCTGCTGTAGCAGTAGGTTTAAGAGTCAGTATTGAGATTGCATTTGCAGCAATCCGGGCGGTTGTATCAACTGTATGTCAGGCAATTAATATTGCCATTAATACAGTTATCAATGTGTTTGGAGGATTTAGAGACACTATCCAATATGGATTAGATGTTTTGTCGGTGAAATTTCAATCATTTGGTAATGTGGTCAGTAACGTTCTGAGTTTTAATTTTTCTGGTGCGAAAGCATCTTGGGAAAGTGGGCTATCACAGATTGGGTCTATAACAGATCGCTATACATCTCAGATGAAAAATCGAGCTACTGAGGCCAAGAACGCATGGAATGCAGGTGTTATGACCACCCAAAACTCTTGGGGCTCATTCAGAGATAAATCAGTTCAATCTGCAACCAAAGGTAATGATCAACTTACTAATTTATTTTTCCCAGCTGCAAATCGTCCCAAAACTATGCAAGCGCCCTTACCAACGTTTAACCCGAACCTTGGCATTGGTACCGGTGTTAAAAACGCAGGTGGATCTGGTGGATCTTCAGCTAAGGCAAAAGCGGATGCCGATGCTAAGGCGAAACAACGAGCAGCTGAACAAGAGGCCAAGGCTCTTGCTGATATTCGATATAAGTACGCAACTGAAGAGGAAAAGATTGCACTGGATCTGAAAAAAGCCTTAAGCGAAATTGAGAAATCAAAAGCTACTGATGCTGAAAAGGCTAAATTTAAAATTGTTGCTGAAAAGGAGGCCAGCGATAAAACCAAAGCTTTACGCGTCAAGGAATTTGAGGAGGTAAAAAAACTCCAAGAACAACGGATAGAGAATGAGCAACTTGCAGCCCAACGTCGTTATGAAATTGAAATGGAGCAAATACAAGCTGCCGTTGATGCCAAAAAGATTTCAAATGTGCAAATGTATCAGCTAGAAAAAGAGGCTGAAGATAGATTACGCGCATTGAAGTGCCAAGGTTTGCAGGAACGTTTTGATCTGGAAAATCAGATGAGTGAAAAGTCTGGAAAGCAGGGTAATCAAAATCAGATTCTCAACAATATTTCTGGTTTAGATACAGAGAAAACAGTTGCAAATCTTAAAACCCCTGAGTTAATCAATAAAGCTCAGATTAAAGACTTTGAAACTATGTTTGGCGGTTTTACATCTCGTATGTCTAACCTATGGGACCAAGGCATACAGGCCATGATGAATGGCACCTTAACCTGGCGTAATGCAACCAATGCTGTTTTAACTGATATGGCTGGTTTCTTTATCCAGAAAATGATTAGTGAGCCTATTAAGCTTTATGCAAAAGGTTTAGCTCAACGGTTATTGGTACGTATGGGTTTTATTAAGGCTGAAACCACCATGGAGGTTGCTGGCCAAGCGGCACAAACCACTGCAGTAGTAGCGGGTGAGACCACTAAGACCGCTGCAACCGGAATGGGTGTAGTTGCGCGATTAGGGTTAAAAGCAGGCGAGGCAATCAAGTCAATCATGATGTATGCATGGGAAGCGATGGCAGGGGCGTTTAAAGCCATGGTATCAATTCCTTATGTGGGTCCTGTGCTTGCAATTGCTGCAGGTGCGTCTGCATTAGCATTGGTTGGTGGACTGGCTGGCAAAATCAAATCTGCCCGTGGTGGTTATGACATTCCATCTGGCGTCAATCCAGTAACTCAGTTGCATGAAGAGGAAATGGTATTACCTAAGCAACATGCGAATACTATTCGTGCCTTAGGTAAATCTATGGCGGGTGGTGGTCAAAATCCTGATATAGCTTATGCAGATGTCGGTGCACCGCAGTCAATCAACATTCAAGCATGGGATTCAAGAGACTTAAAACGTTTCATGAAAAAACATGGGCGTGAATTGGCAGGTGGCTTAAAGGGCTATAACCGTAACTTTGGTAAATAAGGATGAAGCATGTCGAATGAATTATTTCCAGAATTACCCGGTTTAGAGTGGGATCTGACCAAGACACCTACTTTTAACACCAAGATCATGACCTCCGTCAATGGTCGTGAGCTGCGGGCCAGTTATCAGGCGGTACCAAAGTATGAGATCTCTATGTCTTATGCCTTCCTCAGGGAGAATAAGAACAGAAAAGAGTTCCAGATTCTTGAGAGTTTTTTTCTGGCCCGCCGTGGTGCCTTCGATTCTTTCTTGTTTCAAATGCCAGATGATTTTGAGTTTGATTGTACTTTTGTCGGTGATGGCGTAACCACAAATTATCAACTGTATAAGCAAATGCATAAGTTACAGTTGCCAATCGGAAACACCAAGGCGACATCACAACCAACAAATCCTTTGATGTGGAATGCCAATAGTTCTAAATTTATGTGGAATGCCAACGATCAAACATTGATGTGGAATAACAGTTCTTCGCAAATTACTGCCGATGGCAAGGTGGTTTTATCTACTCCATTGGGTGTTGGTCAGATGCTCAATATCAAAGGTATTTATTACTATCGTTGCCGGTTTAAGGAGGACGAACAGCAATATGTGAATTTCATGAAAAAACTTTGGAAGGCCAGCAAGGTTGAGTTTGTTGGATCCTTGGGGAATAAGATATGAGACAGGCCTCAGCAAAACTTATTGCACTGTTAAATGCGGATCAGTTTCTAATGGCTGATCTATATACCATCACAACCATTCAGGGTGATGTGTACCGATACACCAATTATGATTTTGATCTGACAATAGCAGGGCAGTTATATCGTTCAGATGGTCCCATCATAGAGCGTGAAGGCATCACCCAAAATCTTGGTATTGAGGTGGACAGCTTATCGGTCACAATCATGGTAAATGACGATACGCTGTTTAGTGATGTACCCATAGTTCAGGCATTTCATAACGGTATACTGGATGGGGCTCGGTTCAAACTGGAACGTGTCTTTATGGATATGAATACTCCAACTGATACCAGTGCTGGTGCAATCACATTATTTGAAGGTAGTTTGATTGAACCAGAAATGGACCGCAACCAGATCCGCGTTAATGCCGCCTCCGATACCGATATTCTGAATGTCAAAATGCCACGCAATCTTTACCAGCCGAGTTGTTTAAATACGCTATTTGATAGCGGGTGTGGCTTGTTGAGTTCAGCATATGTGGTCAATACAGCAATCGAAGCAAACAGCACACCGAGCCGCATTATATGCACGTTAAATCAGCCACAAGGATGGTTTACTCAAGGCGTAGTTGAGTTTACTCACGGCGTTAATCGGGGGATTAAACGTACAGTTCGATTGCATGAGTCGGGGGCCTTGCTACTTACTTTACCACTTTTGGAAATGCCCGCCATTGGTGAAGCAATCAAAGTTTATCCAGGCTGTGATAAACGACTGGAAACCTGCCAAAACCGGTTTAACAACCGAGCCCGCTTTCGTGGTGCACCTTTTGTTCCTGTTCCTGAGACATCCGTTTAAATAACTTCTTATTCATTTTGCCAAGCACCCATTCGGGTGCTTTTTTTATGGAAAAAATAAAATGGCCGAAATACCTACATCTGATGAATTTATCAACCCAAGTACCACTGAAGCTCAGTTTAAGGCAGCTTTAAAGTTGTTAGTAGAAAACGTAGCGTCCATAAATTTCGTTAATGCTAATAAATTTTTTAAGCCCGTAATCTTAGAACAAACAGCTGATCTGAATAATTTTTTAGAATCTGGCGTGTGGTTTGCACCAACTTCAGGTTATGCAGCTTTGGAACGTAATTTCCCAATTGTATCTGGTGGCTGGTTCACTGTTATTAAGGCATCAAACAATCAAACATATCAGCGTTATGATACACATGAATATTCATTTTTACGCAGATGGAGTTCTGGGGTTTGGTCATCATGGACTACCCAAGATGTGGCCAAAGGCCTAAATGCATCCTCAAACTATACAGATAGTAAATTTGGGAATTCTATTAGTTACGATCAGAATAACTTAATAACTGGTGTTCCATTAGTTGCTGATAAATATATTAATACACAGGGGGGTGTTACAGCTCAACTTGCAACAGCCTATGTTGTAATACCAGTAAGTATTGGTTCATATTATTTCAAAAATTATGGGACAAATCTTGTAGCCGGTTCTTTTCCAGTAGGGTTTTCTAAGAATGCTAACGCATCTAGTTTTGCGATTTTGACTCGAACTGTCGTTAGTACAGGAATTTTAAAAGTTGATGTAACAGAAGTTGGGTATCTGGCATTTGATATTAAGCTTGCAAATTCTAACTTCATTTCCACACTGCACGTTACAAATAATATTCAAGCAATAGATAAACATGCAACTAAGATCAACGGTGCTGATTTAATCGATCAGCAACTGCGAAATACCGCCTTAACGAGTGAAAATATTGAGTCAATAGGCAACTTATATGACAAATCTACTAATAAAGGTGATGTATATGTTCATGTGAATACAGCAAATATTGCTACAGCTTCTGGTGCAGTATTAACTCAAATAAAAGTAAGAAAGGGGACTACATATCACATTAAAGCACCGGATTTACGCGGAGGTATTTTTGCGGTCGCATTACGAGATAATGCAAGCATGGATATTGGCCCTACCCTTGGACTAGCTACACTGACCCAGATCAGCTCTACTTATAAGACATTTACTATTCCAGTTGATAGCCTTGCCGAATATGCCTTACTCACTGTTAAGCTACCCTCACTCAATTTGGATATTGAAAATACTATTTCAATAACCACAAATCCTGCTTCCAATACTTCCAGAAAAATTAATAAGCTAAATGGTTCCTCTATTGCGGCATCTACGCTAAACAAGCTAACAGGTAAAATATGGACAACTATCGGCGACTCAATTACTGAACCTAATTTTAGAGCAAGTAAAAATTACCACGATTATATTTCCGAAGATGTTGGTGGAATGACTATTTATAACCGTGGTGTTAGTGGATCTGGATTTTGGAATCGCCTTAATGTTGCCGATACAATTACTGAGCAGCCTAACTTAATTACATTATTTTGGGGTGTTAATGATTTTGGAAAAAACTTTCCTTTGGGTGATTTTTTAAGTACTGACACCGAAACCTTATCCGGACGAATGAACTATGTAATTAATTCACTAATTACAAAGTTTCCATTAACCAAAATTGCTATTTTGACGCCATTACCAACCTTGACTCAGTGGGGAAGTAATGCGGCACCAAATAATCTGGGTTTCACACTTAAAGACATTTGCGACATGCTTGTAAAATACGCTAAACACTATTCGTTGCCTGTTTTAAATCAATATGAAGCAAGCAGCTTACCTGTGTGGGTTCAAGCCGCAAATGAATATTATTTCACTGCTGATGATGGTCAGCATCCACCAGATGGGCTACATCCTAATGCAGCAGGCCAAAGGGTGATGGCGGATAAAATCAAAGGGTTTCTGGAGTCTATTTAATTGAAAAACCTTGAAGCAGTTGACGAGGCCATGACCTGGCTCGGCACGCCGTACCATCACCAAGGTCGCATTAAAGGCGTTGGTGTTGATTGCGGCACTTTAATCTGTGAGGTTTTTGAAAAAGTAGGGCTGATGGATCATTTAGATCCGCGGCCTTATCCACCAGATTGGCACATGCACCAAATGGGACAGCGCTATTTAGAACATGTCCTTAGCGTGTGTTATGAAGTGGAAGAACCTCAACCTGGTGATCTGGTTTTATATCATTTTGGCAAATGCATCAGTCATGGTGCAATTGTTGTGGAATGGCCCACTATTATCCATTCCTATATCCATTTAGGCGTCATCCTGCAGGATGGTACAAAAGGAAGTTTAGCCCGCCGTTGCGCGGGCTTTTTTCGTATGAAGAGGCTGAAAGAATGAGTGGAGTGTTTGGTAGTACCACAATCAGCATGTCAGATACCCGCATTAATTCAATGCGGATCCAACAATCAGCTTATGGATTGTGTCAGCCATTGGTTTATGGAAAAACCCGTGTAGCCGCGAATATGTTCTGGTATGGCGATTTTAAAGCAATCGCCCATACCACAACGACAAAATCCGGTGGTAAAGGCGGCAAGACTAAAACCAAGAATACAACCTATACATATAGTGCTTCGTTAATGCTTGGTTTGTGTGAAAACCAGATTCAAGATATCGGCATGATATGGGTGGACAAGGATCAGCTTGTGGCCAAGCAAGAGGGTGGTGTAATTCTTCAGCCGATCGATCAGCTTGGCTTTGAGTTATTTGATGGAAATAACAATCCGATGTGGGGGTATATTTCGAGTGCTCACCCCAACCAGGCTTTGAATTATCCGTTTCTTGGTTATGTTGCTGCAGCAAACTATGACTTGGGTGGTAGTGCCAGTCTGTCTAATCATAATTTTGAAGTGATTAGCACAATTACACTATCTTCAACTATTCATGATGCCAATCCAGCAGATGTGATAGAGGACTTAATCAGCAATCCGCGCTATGGTGCAGCACCAAGCCTTAACATTTCCAATTTGGACGAGTTTAGGACCTATTGCCGAGCAGCCAATCTTTTAATTTCACCCGCCTTCACAGAGCAACGAGAAGCACATGAGATTATTAATGAGATCGTTGAGTCTGTTAATTGTGCTGTGGTACCAAGCCCCGATGGGCTAAAAATTAAGTCTTTTGGTGATGCCGCATTGACTGGCCACGGCGTAACGTTTACGCCAGATCTCAGCCCTGTTTACCATTTAAATGATGATGATTTTCTTGGTGAAGATGAGCCTGTTAAGGTTCGCCGTAGTCGGGACACAGATGCATATAATCACGTCCAGATTGAGTACATCAATCGATACAACCAGTACAACACGGAAACGGTCGAAGCCAAAGATCAAGCCAATATTGAAATGTTTGGTTTGCGATCGGAAGAGCCACAAAAGCTAACATTTTTTTGTGAGCCAAAGATTGCCAGGCACGTGGCTCAACTACGGTTACAGCGTTTGCTATATGTTCGTAATGAATACGAGTTTCAATTAGGGTGGAAGTACTGCCTGCTTGAACCTATGGATATTGTGACTATCACGGATGTTTCATTAGGTTTAGATCAGTTTGCAGTTCGTATCACCCGTGTTGAAGAGGATGACGATGGTGTACTCACGATTACAGCTGAAGAACTGGCAGAGGGTTCTAGATCTGCAATTGAATATGATCTGCAGGCATCTAATGGTTATCAAGGTGGTAATGAAGAACCAGGTAATGTAAATGCACCGGCTATATTTGAACCGCCACTAGATATGACTGATGGTAAGAATGAAGTCTGGATGGCGGTGTCTGGTGGCTTAAATTGGGGTGGCTGTAATGTATGGGCCAGTCTTGATAACACCACATACGAACTGATTGGAACAGTGTATGGTTCAGCCCGGTATGGTCAGTTAGTTGCACCAATAAGCGCCAATGCTACATCCATGCAGATTCAGTTAAATACAGCCAGTCAGTTATTCAGCGGTACCTTGCTTGATGCTCAAACAGATCAAACGATATGCAAAGTGGGTGACGAGTATTTTAACTATCAAGAAGCCACTTTGAATGGATCCGGACTGTACACATTAAGTGATGTTTTGCGTGGGCGTTTTAATGATGCTCAAAATCACAACGCAGGGGAAAGCTTTATACGTCTGGACAGGGCAATCTTTGAATATAGCTTTAATACCAATCTTATTGGGAAACAGATCTATTTGAAGTACACCAGCTTTAATGGACTTGAACAGAAAGAACAAACGCTGGATGAAGTTACTGCTTATAGCTACACGTTAAACGGTGGGCGGCCATCTGGTGTGATTGGCCTATCGCTTCAATCACCATTTGTGGGGACTTCATTTAAAGTCCAATGGCAGAGTACTGCTGGGGCAAATAGTTATATTGTTCAGATATGGTCCAATGGTGTGAAGTTGCGAGAGGTTGAAACCACTAACACGGATTATAGTTATTCAATTGAAGAAGCTAAGGTAGACGGTGTTCAACGTGCATATACAATTCGAGTGGCCAGTAAAAGAGGATCTAATTTAAGCACATTTGCTGAGTTGAGTATTAGCAATCCGGTACCACCTGTATTGAGCAATATTTATACCGCATCTAATGCTAATTCAATCACGATCAACTGGGTGCCAAGTGATGTGCCGGATCTTAAAGATTATGCTGTTTGGTTGAGTGCTACAGCTGATTTTGATCCAACCACAACAGCGCCGTCTTGGACAGGAACAGCACTAACCACCACCATAGGAGGCTTACAAGCAACAACGCCATATTATATCCGTGTCGCAGCGAGAGACGTATGGAAAGAAACAACGTGGAACTATTCAAATCAGATTACTCAAAGTACATCTGAAGCATAAAACATAGATTTTAATCTAAATAATTAGCCTCCTATAAATGGAGGCTTTCTTATTTCTGGAGACAGGAAATGCAAGAACAAGCAGCAAGCGCGGTTGAAGCTGCTACAAACACAATCGCAGCAACAGTAGTACCAAAAATACCTTATGTATCAGGGGTGACATCAGTGGCAGCGTATGCAGCAAGTGTAGATTGGGCAGTATGGTTTTCTGTCTTTATCGGTGTAATCACTTTTTTTATGACGTTGTACTTTAAACGGCGTGATGACAAGCGAGCAGAGGAAATTCACGAATTGCGTAAGAAGCAATATGAGCAAACGAAAGAACGGATAAAAGGGGATTTTGATGACAAGTGAACAAACGCGGGCTTATCTGGCCTTTGCCTTAGTTGCATTAATGTTTGTTCTGGTAATCGCATTATTCTTTGTTGATATGCCACGGGAAAACAGCAACTTAATAAACACGGCCTTGGGTTTTATTGCAGGGGCAATGACAACCGCTTGCGGTTTCTATTTCGGTAGTTCAGAGCAAGAAAAGAAAAAAGATAAAGACAGTTAGATCGCAATATTAAACAGCCGCCTTCGGGCGGTTTGTGGATATCCTAATGGTATTTGGTGAATAGTAAAATATTTATAAAAATGGTGGATATTTCAAATTATTTATTACTTTATGTTTTTATAATATTTTGTTATCTTCCGTAAGCAAAACTACTATTAGGGGAATAAACATTGGACATTTTTTTGTTCGACGAAGAATCATTAAGAACTACATCAAGGAATTGGATTGATTGCGGAATTGCCATAAACTTAGATGATGAATTAATTGAGCTGAATGAGCAATTTTTTGAGCATATACAGGTTAGTAAATCATTTGGTGATTATTTAAAAAGAGAAAGCCTCAATACATTTATTGGTATTTGCGACGAAGATTGTGAGCATCCAAACATCATTGTTGAGGTTGGATATCATCGCCGTGGACGTGAATTGACACTAAAGATTTTCGATATTTATATAAGTCCCCAACTTGATAGTTTGTTGAATTCAGATTATGATGCGAAATATGCAGAATATTTAACCTTCTTGGTTCAAAGATTCTTGCAACATGCAGACAGTTCTGGTAGTGCTACCAAAATTTATGCACGTACTGACATTAGTCAATCATTCTTGCAACTGCTTCATCAAGCTGCAAAATCTGTGCAAACAGAGTTAGACAAGGCAGGTTTATCTGTAGAATTTGAAGGCAAGCGTTGGCTTGCTTTTCGTCGCAAATAACCGTTAACCAGCATAGGTGGAATACCATGAGTATTATTTCATTACAAAAGCATGTTCAATTAACTAATACTAAAAATGAAAAAGTTAATGAACTAATTGCTAATTGCTTCAGCTTAGCTTGCGCTAAGACTGGCAGCTTACGAGATGTTCTTAAAGGGGATATGAAAATTATGGTAAAAAATTCTCGACTACGAAAAGCTTCGTAAAAAGAAACCTCCTTCGGGAGGTTTTTTAATGCCTTAAATTTAACGTTCTTAAGCCGACTTAATTCAAGTCGGCTTTTTCATATCAAGAGGAAAGTAAAATGGATCGAAAACCATTTTTTGATGCAGCTCGAGATCTACTAGGTGGTAAACTTACTCAGCCGCAAGTGAACAAACTCAATCAAGTAATTGATGGGTTTCAAACTAACAGCATGCTTACTAGCAAAACGGGCATTGATTTAATAACAAGCTTTGAAGATATAAAACTCAATGCATACGATGACGGCGTTGGGGTGTGGACCATTGGCAAAGGCACAACTGTTTATCCTAATGGTGTTAAAGTCAAAAAGGGTGATGTATGCACTATGGATCAGGCTAAAGCATACTTTGCTCATGATCTAAAGCGCTTTGAAAATGCTGTTAACAGTGCTTTAACTGTTGTTGTGAATCAGAATCAATTTGATGCACTTGTATCGCTGGCCTATAACATAGGCGAAAAAGCATTTAAAACCTCAACACTGGTTGAACTTCTGAATGCCAATAAGTTTACTGCTGCTGCGGATCAGTTTCTGGTATGGAATAAGGGCGGTGGAAAGATAATGAAGGGATTAGTGCGCCGCCGTGCCGCAGAACGTGAGCTGTTCTTAAAAAAGTAATTCACCGATGCAGTCGATCTATCAGTTCATTGCTGTTTAGTGTCTGCATCATTTTTCTTTTACCTGGTTGCACTGCACACTCGATAAAAACAAATGTAAGTATCTCGGTATGCCTCCAATGTGTGCAGGAAAGATAACAACGAAACTTTCGTGGTAAAAATCTATAGTTGTATATTGTGATATTCATCACACTTGTAGTGTTGAAATTTTACCCTTCACGATACTTAAAAATAATAAAGATAATTTGGTTGGGTGCATAGCGTAAGCCCTAGTGATATCACCAAGGGCTTTTTTTATTCCATAACAACAGTAAAACCTTTAAGTTTCCTCTTATTCAAGAACAAATACCGTTCCGCTGCAACTTTCGTTTGAAATTCCATAGATCCCTCTTTCTTTTCAGAAAAAATGTAATGTTGATTAAACATTCCGCTAATATCTGAATAATCTTCATGTTGCTCAAACAGATCTGTTTGAATGTGCAAATACAAATTTCCTTTTTTAAGATAGTGAAGTCTCATAATTTCACCGCTTCTTCTGAGGTTTTACAACTTCTGGGGCTTCATATTGTGCAATTTCATCAAAGCCTAGATCTTGGCTAAAATCAGAATTAACGTCTTGAGATACATCATCGAATGACTCTTGCTGGAAATCTTCTAGTGGAAACTCTTGATGTTCAAATGCAATTGACTTAATACCCATTTTTAGCTCACTTGATTATGTAACTTAATCAAGTAAGCATAATTATGAATCAATCTGAATTCAAATTTAAATGGTTGTGGATAAAGAGGTGAGCGACAAAACATGTCGTTGTTTAATCCTTCCAACTATCCACAATATCAGCCCAATCTTGCATCATCTTACGCCTAGGTTTTAAATGCTTAGAATGGTCGTAAGAAGCTTTAGTCCTGTTAGATTCAGAATGAGCCAATTGTTTTTCCACCCAAGCTTCCTCATATCCTTTTTCATACAACAAAGTGGATGCTGTAGCCCTAAAGTCATGTGTAGTTACACCTTTAAGACCAATATACTCAAGCATACTGTTTAGTGTTTCTTTTGCCAGCATGCCGTTATTTTTTTTGCTGTAAATAGCAGGGAATACCAACGTTTCATCGCCTGAAATTTCATATTGTTGTTTTAAAATATTTAAGACTTGATCAGAGATTGGTAGCACATGAACCCTAGCTTTTTTCATAACCTCTATGGGGAAAGTAATTAATTTTGACTCAAAGTCTACCCATGACCATTCCATCTTCCGTATCTCAACGGCACGTAGCATCGTATATAAAAGAATAAAACCTGCATTTTTTACAGTTTGAGTTCCATTGTATTTGGGGAGACTTGATCTAGCCTTGTACCGTTCTTCTTTAGTCAATGCTCGCGCATGATTGACGCGTGGTCTTTTGATTACATCACGAACAGCATATGTTGGGTCATTCTCTGCTCGTAGTGTTGCAATAGCATACCGAATCACAGCCCCAAGGAATCTTCTATTCTCAAGCGCAGCAGATGCGCCAGTAAATCTACCATTTGATTCTTTTACAACACGATCGACAGTATTGTTTAAAATTTTAAGAACATCAGCTGCAGTCACATCACTTACATTCTTTTTTCCAATAATAGGTGAAATATCTTTTTTTAAAGCAACGTCAAATTTCTCTTGATATATTTCTGATTTAGATCCCATTCGTTTTAATTTGAATTCGGCTGCAATTGAATCAAATGTATTTAAAGTTTCGGCCATAGCTTGTGCTTTTATATTTTTTCGATCCTCGACTGGATGGATCCCTTTGGCTAATTTGGCCCGCATCTCATCTTTCAATGTACGAGCATCAGCCAGACTAATAGACGGGTATTCGCCCAGGCTCATCGATGACTCTTTACCCTGAAAGACGAACTTAAAACGCCAGACCTTTGCACCTGTTGGCCGCACCTCTATATAGAGTCGATCAGCATCAAGGATCCGATAAACCTTATCTTTAGGCTTTAAGGTTTTAATTTTTACATCTGATAGTTTTACAGCAGCCAT